CTCCCAACCCTCCAGTGCGCTAACCGAGTGTTTAACGGGTGACTGTTAAAAACCACGTCGACGTTAACCGCACTGAACCCAATTTAAGCAAAGAGTACAGCCTTGAGCGGCTTACTCTTTTGAAAAGAGAGCAACCAGCAATGAGCGGATTCGGATTTCAAGCACCAGCAGAGCCAAGCATCGTTATCGATGCGGCTAGCGGCTGGCCCGAATTATCGACAGGCGAATTTCGCGAACTGCGCCGCATCCCAGAGTTCTTTTCAGAAAAAGCCATTGAAGACTCACTCAACCGCAGCGTGGCCGAAATCCAGCAGCAAATTATTAATTATGTAGGGCAGGCAAGCACTGACACGGACGTCACCTTTACCCTAGGCGCTAGCCTAGCGCCTAATTTTAGTGCGCAGCAAATCAGCATTTACCGCGGCGCAGTGTATGCCCGTTCCCATGCCGATTTGCTGGGTTATTTTTCTGCCGTCGACCAAAAGGATGCGGGTAACAACAAAGCCCAAGACACCCAGCAGCAAGACGCCATCCTCGCGCAATCTAACCGCGCCGTGCGCCAATTACTCGGTCTTGGCCGTGCCGGAGTGCACTCGCTATGAGCCAAACCGTCAGCCAACTACAGCAAGTCACCGCATTTTTACTCGCGAGTCTGACGCCCTACGTTAAAGCCAATAATATCGACGCATGGCAAGAGCGCGGCACGCTGATTTTAAGCGGCGAAGACTTAGGCCAAGGCGGCTATCAAGTCGCGAAGTGGAAGCACAACGCAGTGATCGCGATTGAGCAATTCCCGCACCGCAAATTTAACGCCTATAACTTGCTCGCCATGCTACCGGCTTTTTTACTCGACAGCGGTTGGCCGCGTGACGAACACGGCTTAGCGGATCCTGAACTCGATATCGATGTCGTGAGTAAAGACCACGCCATCGTGTTGATAGAGTTGGAACTGATCGACGACATCGACTTAATCCCCGACGCCAACGGCCCCGTGTTATTTAATGGTGAGCGTTATCGCGTGTCTCTAGTACCTGTGGACTATGCCGAAAGTGTTGATCTGCAAACTCGGCCAGAGGGCGCGCTATGAGCCTGACGATTAAGCCAAACAAACAGCAAGCACTCAACGCCAGCACCCAGCTTGCCTTATTAAAACTGCCCAGTGCTAAACGTGTTCGCATCCTAAAAACCTTAGGCCGTTACGAACGCGCACTCGCACGTAAACGCATTCGTACTCAAACCACAGTCGATGGCGGCCAATTTGAAGCCCGCGCCAACGGCAAAAAAGGCCGCATGCTCAAACGCCTAGGCAAAACCTTAGAGCCGTTTGTAAAAAATGCTAACCGCCTCGAACTCAAACACAAAGCCGCACTCACTGGCCGCATTGCCGCACTACATCAAGACGGCGGCAAAGAGCAAATGAGCGCGTCACGCATGGCCCGCATCCACGGCAAACCAGATTACAGCGCCCCATGCAGCCGCAGCCAAGCCAAAGCACTGGCGGCAGAAGGTTACAAAGTCCGTAAAGCCAAAGGTAAGGGCTATCGCCGTGCCAGCCTGCGCGAAATTACCGACACCTTAAGCCAAGGCCAAGCGGGCGTGATCCTGCGCTCACTGCGCGGCAAACAACAAAAACAGCGCTGGGATATTCCCGTCGCCGCGCGGCCGTTCCTTGGCGACAGCGCCGACAACGTCCAGCGTCAGCTAGTCAGCATCATCGAGCAAATTAATCAGAGACAAAGGGGTTAAAAATGTCACTAGGTAAAGTACAGGTAAATAACTTAAATCAAGGCCAAGGTGACATTAACGCCATCGAGCGCCACTTCCTTTATATCGGCCGTGCAGGTCATGTCGATGAAGAAAGCCAGCTATTCAGTATTGGCGCGCAAACCGATATCGATGCGAACTTTGCTGATAGCGCCTTGCGTAAACAGTTGATCGCCGCCCAGCTTAATGCTGGACAAAACTGGACCGCCGCCGTGTATCCACTGGCCGCCGATGAAGACTTATTCGACGCCATCACCGCCGCCAACGAAGTGCAAAGCTTTGAAATGGTGGTGTTCTGTGACGTCACAACCAGCGCCGCCAACTTAAGCGCCAAGCACGATTACTTAGCCAGCCTACAAGCCAGCCATGGCCGCTTTGTATCAGGCCTCGTCGCCGTTGCGGGTATCGATGTAGCCACTCAAACGTGGCCGCAGTACGAAACCGCAATGGTGGGACTACAAGCGGGTATTGCCGCGCACTTAGTCATACCTGTGCCGCAGCTACACGGTAACAACGTCGGCGTACTCGCTGGGCGCTTATGCAATCGTGCCGTCAGCATTGCAGATAGTCCAATGCGCGTCGCCACGGGCTCAGTGATGGGATTAGGCGTTGCACCAGTCGACAGCGCCGAAAAACCACTCACGCTCGCCACGCTCGAAACCTTAGCTAATGCCCGTTTTAGTGTGCCGCAGTGGTATCCAGACCTAGAGGGAATCTACTGGGGCGACGGCACTACGCTCGACGCCGCAGGCGGTGATTATCAATACATTGAGCATTTGCGCCCCGTGCACAAAGCCAGCCGCGAAGTACGTATTTTAGCGATTCGCCGCATTGCTAACCGCGCGCTTAATTCCACGCCTACCAGTATTGAGCAAAACAAAGCCTACTTTATGAAGCCGCTGCGCAACATGAGCAAAAGCACGGTGATTTTAGGCACTCAGTTCCCAGGTGATATTCAGCCGCCACGCGATGGCGACATCACCATCGTGTGGACGAGTAACAAAGCGGTGACCATTTACATGATCATCCGTCCGTACAACAGCCCGAAAGAAATCACCGTCAACATTCTGCTTGACCTAAGCAATCAATAAGGAGTCGCCGCCATGCGTTTATCTGGAATGAATTTTAACGTCACCATGGGCGACACCATGATCCACGTTGACACTTGCACCTTAACCATCACCGACAACAGCGCGGTCAGCCAAACCAGCGGCGTACCTGACGGATATGTCGACGGCGACGTCGCGGCCAGCGGTGAACTGTCAGTCAATGCCAGCCAATTTGACCTTATCTCAAACGAGGCTAAATCAGCAGGTTCTTGGCGCGGTATGAAAGTGTTCGACATGATGTTTTACGGCAAAACCGCCAAGGATGAAGTGAAGGTTGAAGCGTTCGGATGTCGCATCAAGTTAAGCGACTTGCTCGACGTTGACCAAAAAGGCGGCCAAGCCAGTTTGTTCAAAATCCCGTTTGATGTAACGGATCCTGACTTTGTGCATATCAACGGTGTGCCATACCTGCGCCCTGAAGAAATCGAAAACATTAAGCAGTAAGGCGCAATGACGAATGGATGCAGTGGATTTAGTCACAAGTGAGCAGCTACGCGCCGAGCACCGCTTCGAACAGCAGCGCAAAGCAAAAGCCGCCAAGCCAGTACCACAAAGCGCAACGGACTGCGCCGAGTGTGGCAACGACATACCTGAAGGCCGCCGCCAAGCCATCAAAGGCGTGCAACTGTGCACCGAGTGCCAGCAACTAACAGAGCGATAGCAATGACAAAAGTGAACTTTGGTTTTATCTCAGGATTAGAAGGCGGCCCAGTATTACGCGGCTATGTGCCTGATCCTAAGCAATCTAACTCAGGCGTCACCATCGCCACGGGGTTCGATCTCGGCCAACGTTCAGCAAGTGAATTACATCGCCTGTTACCTGCACCGCTGGCAACCAAACTAGGCCCATATTGCGGGCTGAAAAAACAAGATGCGGTTAGCGTGCTCAACCAATCACCGCTAAACATCACCGCAGACGAAGCCGAACAAATTGATTTAAGCGTTAAGCACCAAATGCTAACCCAATTGGTGCAGCGTTATAACCGCGCAGCCAAGGTCGCTTTTGATGGATTGCCGGAGCCAATGCAAACCGTGATCGCCTCAGTCGCGTTCCAGTACGGCGACTTAAGCAAGCGCTGCCCTAAGTTTTGGCGTGCAGCAACGCAAGCCAACACCGATGCAATGGCAATTGAATTACGCGACTTTGGCGACCGTTACCCAAGTCGCCGCCACCGCGAAGCCAACTATTTACAACTCATTAGAGCCTAAGGGGACGGTATGAACTGGAAAGACATTGCAAGCACAGTCGGCGGCATCGCTGGCGCAGTCGCCCCGCTACTGGGTGGCCCTGTCGGTTTAGCCGTCAGCATTGGCAGCCAAATCGCGGGCGCTTTGGGCACTGACAACACGCCTGAAGCCGTGGCTAGCGCATTGCAACGCGACCCTAACGCCGCACTTAAATTGCAAGAGTGGGCGATACAAGAACGCGAGCAAATTCGCCAAGGCCATTTAGAGTTGCAACGCCTTGCGCTAGATGAATATAAAGCCGAACTCAGCGACCGCCAGAACGCGCGCCAAGTGCATAAAGACCATTGGATGCCATCGGCGCTCACTATCGCCTTATTGACTATGCTGGCCGCACTGATTGCCGTGCTGTTTTTCTTCCCTATCCCCAATGAAAATCGCGACTTAATTGTTTATCTGGCGGGTAACTTATTGCCGCTAGTGACAGGGGCAGTCACGTACTGGGTGAGCTCAACAAAAGACGCCAACAACCGCGAAAAATTAATGACGCTCGCCAGCCAAGGGCAAACGCAAACAACCGGAGTACCGCCAAGGCCTGCCGATCTGTATCCATCGTCAAGCACAACAAAAGCAGGAGCCTAGCGCATGGAGCAGCTAACAAACTGGCTATTAGTAATCGTCGGCTTTATCGGCATATTCCTCACCATAGTGGTGCCATTAATCGCCTACCTAAACAGCGTGGCGCATAAAACCCGCACCGAACTCAGCAACCATAAAACCCACGTTGCCGAAACCTATGCAACAAAGCACGACGTAAAAGAGCTTGGCGACCGCATGGAACGGCAAATGGAAAAAGGCTTTGAAAACCTAAAAACCTTCTTAACAAACAGAAAAGATAAGGATGCAGCATGAAAAACACTATCGAGTTAACAATCGCAGGAACAGATTTCAAGTTCAACGTTACACCAACAGCCCACGGTGATTATGTCGATGCTATCAGTCGCGGAACGATATCAGCAGCATCACATAACTTTGTGATGCGCACGATTGATGACAGCCAAAAAGAACAGTTTAAAAAGTTACTTGAAGATTCACCTGGTGCGCCATTGCAAGTCGCCGCAGCACTACGGGCTGAATACTCACCTGAACTGACTATTACCGTAAAAAAATAGAGGAGCTGATTGAGTCGATCGACTCAAATCAGCTTGAACAAATGTTCATTTTCCGCCGCCACTTTTTACCGCACGAAAGCGACGATGAACAGAGTGTAGCAAGGGCATGTTGGCTAATGAAACGCCAGCGCGAAGACCTAGAAGCCATTGTCACCAACGCCATTTGTAAGGCGTTTGGTGGCAAATAAGGGAAGTGGATAGCATGAGTTTACCCGCACCGCTAATGTTCACGATTGGACTGATAGACCAAATCACTAAGCCGATTGCCAAAATCAGCCAAGGATTAAGTGGTCTAGCGTCCAACTACCAAGCCGGAACCATGCAAATGGCCTCTGGCATTGGTGGCATCGCGGCCAGCGGTTATGCCCTGCAAAATGCCCTTATGCCAGCCATTGAAATGGACCGCGCACTTGGCGAGGTTAAATCATTGGGCGTGCAAAACGATGCCCTTAAATTGCTGGCAAACAACTCTTACGACTACGCGCTGAAATACGGCGAATCATCAACTGATTTCGTCCGTTCAAGTTACGATATTCAATCGGCGATTGCTGGCCTGAACGCCAGTGATTTATCGCGCTTTACTATGGCGTCAAACGTGCTCGCAAAAGGCACTAAAGCCGACGCTGCCACCATTACCAGCTACATGGGCACCATGTACGGCATCTTTAAAAATGATGCAATGCAAATGGGCGAAGGTGCATGGGTTGAACGCCTAACAGGCATGACAGCGACCGCAGTACAAGCCTTTAAAACCGACGGTAAAAAAATGTCAGACGCCTTTGGTGCCTTAGGTGCCTCGGCAGGGCTTGCACCGCTTGAAGAACAAATGGCGATCATGGGCACTTTGCAAGCCACAATGCAGGGCAGCGAATCGGCTACTAAATACAAATCATTTTTAGCGGGCGTGGGTAAAGCCCAAAGTGCGCTAAACCTGCAATTTACCGACTCCCACGGCGCCATGCTGCCGATGGTCGATATCCTCAACAAGATTAAAGGCAAGTACGGCGACGTGATCAACGTGGCCGAAGGTGACGAACTCGCCAAAGCGTTTGGCTCGCAAGAAGCCGTTTCTATGGTCAAGTTATTGTTAAACGACATTAACGGCTTAAGCGGCTCAATCAACATGCTGGGCAAAGTCAACGGCATGGAACACGCCGAGAAAATGGCCGCCGCCATGACCGACCAAAGCGAACGCCTCGCTCAAAGCTGGTACGTGATCCGCGCCGCCATCGGTAGCGCCATCTTACCCGCGTTTAATAGCTTTGTTGGCAAGATTGCCGACATGGGCACATCGGTGATCTGGTTCACCGATATGTTCCCCAACATTACCCGCTGGCTAGGTTATGTGGCCGTGGGCTTTACCTTAGCCGTGGCCGCTGGCGGTTTATTCACTGTGATGATGGGCGCGGGCAAAATGGCAATGACCACATGGGGCCTAGGCGTGATGGCGTGGACAGGGGCAAGTGCACTGTTTACCAGCGGTTTAGCCGCCATGCGCGGCGTATTACTGGCGGTAAATATCGCCATGTACGCCAACCCTATCGGCCTGATTGTCGCGGGTATTGCCGCCGCCGTGATTGCTGTCGGCGCCCTGATTTACTACTGGGACGACCTCAAAGCCACTATGGGCGAATGGGGCTGGGTGCAATCCATTGTCGGCATCTTCGACACCGTTTGGGGCGGAGTTAAATCTGTCTTTAACGACACCATCAATTGGATTATCGACAAACTCAATTTGATACCAGGTGTCGATATTAGCACTAACGTAAGCGCAGGCAGTATGCCCAGCGTTGACGCCATTTCACCTGTGCAAGCCAACCTGACGCGCGGCGGCGTTAGCCAGCAAATCGCCAACGCCAACAACAGCAAATCAACCACCGTCGGCAACATCAATATTTACCCGCAAAAGGTAGACACCAACTTTGCAACCTATGCCGAGATGCACTCATGAGCCTCTATAGAGATTTGCACATAGAACACGGCGACGTGGTGTTAGATGTGGGCTTAAACCCCAGCTACTTAACCGACCGCGCCGCCATAGCGCAGGACATAGTGCACGCCATTTTAGACACAGGCTTAGCGCACTTACTCATTAGCGACCGTGGCACAGGCGTTACCGCCGACACCCAAATCAAACTCAAACTATTAGTTGAGGACGATGTGCGCATCATGCCGGGCACAGTTCGCATAGAACAAACATCAAGCGGTAATTGGTGGGTATTTGCCGACACTATCGACTTTGGACCAGTAACCGCACAAATAACCCAAGGTGGAGCACTTTAATGGCCGATAAAATCGACGTGCCAACAATCGACTTTGCCAAAATCGTCGAAGCAGCAGGCATCCCAACCACGGAGGAAGGCTGGAAAGCCCTGTTTAAGCAAGACGTTGAAGCCGAGGGCAGCATCATTGCCAACGATTCTCCATTTTCGCCGTTCTGGCGCTTGATCACCGCCATTATTGCCAAGCCAGCAACGTGGATAGTCAATAAAGTGCTGATTGGGGTGATCTTACCAAACTTATTCTTGCTCACCGCAAACGATGATGGCTTTATCGAAGCCAAAGCATGGGAGCACGACTTAACCCGCAAAACCGACAGCAAAGCAAAAGGCAAAGTACGCTTTAACCGCGCCGCATCCAGTGGCCCTAGTTTATTGATCCCCGCAGCCACAGTTATCCAAACCGATGCGATTAACGGCACGGTTTACCGTGTGCTAACGGTTGACGATGTGATCTTGCCGCAAAACAGCTTGAGCGTATTAGTGCCAGTGATCGCCGAAAACGCGGGCGCGGCCTATAACCTTGGCGCCGGCTATTTGCATATTTTACCCACGGCAGTCACTGGCATCGGCAGCGTCACCAACGAGGCAGAATGGCTCGACGAACTCGGCAGCGACCGCGAAACTAACGACGACTTAAAGCTGCGCACCCGCAACGCCTTTACCGCCGCCGCGCCGTGGCATATCGATGCCGTGTATCGCTCAATACTGACCAAACGCGCAGGACTGGACACCGATAACGTCTATTTTGAGCACGACGCACCGCGAGGCCCGGGCACTGCTAACGCCTATATTTTATTAGATACTGGCGAACCGTCAGCCGCCATGCTGGAAGACCTAAACCAATATGTGATGGACAAGGGCTACCACGGCCATGGTGATGATCTGCTCGTACTCGCGATGCCAGGTGTTGACGTCACTGTCGGCGTCACGGTTTACCCCTACAGCTACTTATTAGAAGCCGAAGTTGTCACGCTATTAGCCGACATTGAAAACTTTATCCGCTGCGCGTTTCGCGAAAATACCGACTACAACGCCACCCGCACAGAACCTTTTATCCGATTTAGCTTTAGTAAGTTAGGCCAAGAGTTACACCGCCAATTTGCGGGTATCGAGTCGCTAAACTGGCACCAAATCGATATCACCAGCGCCAACAACGTACCGCGCTTAAGCACGCTCACCATTGAAAACGGGAACGCATGATGAGCATCAACATCGACTGGGCTGCACTCACCAAAATGCCTTACTGGCTGGCACGTCCAGCCAGTGAGTTAGACAAACTGCGCAAAGGCGCGGTGCGTTTTTGGCAGCGCTTTGTCGATATGCTCGCATTCCCCGCTAAGCAGCTCGACCCCATGACCGCAGAGCTTGAATTTGTGCACCTCTTAGCATGGGAGCGGGATATAGAGCAAATCCCCAACGAGACAGAACACCTATACCGCACGCGCGTTAAGTACGCGCTTAAATTTGCCCAAGGCGCGGGCAGCAAGTCGGGCTGGTATTACATGTTTAAAAAGCTCGGAACACCGTGGATCACCATTGACGAACGGGTAAGCGAAACCGACTGGGACGTCGTAAGCCTGCAATTACTCGACAGCGACTTAGCAGACAGAGCGGGATTGATAGATAACATTTGCCGCCAATATGGCAGAACAACACGCCGCTATCAGTTCGACACCATCGCCAGCATGCCGCTGGTCGCACCGCCAAACGATTTTGCATTAGACAGCTTAACAGGCATGGCGCGCTTAAGTAGCGACATGCAACCCGCCATAGGGCTAGGCCTTATGGATAACGAATCCCACTTTGTTGTGGCAAAAAAATCACAG